GCGCAAATCAAACTGATACCATTTGCGCCGCCAGTGTCATTACCGAACGACCCCATAACGAGCTGCGTGAAGTTCGGCAGCATCATGCCAATGCCGCTGATTTGAGCTGTGCCGCCACCCGCGACAACAGCGAACCCGCCGCCGTAGTTGGGCAGAAAATCCGCTCCGTTGCTGCCGCTACCTTCGTTGCCGTTTGGGGCTGACGCACTTACCGGCACCCAACCCGTTGTAGGAAATACGTACGGGTTGCTGGAAGGATTCGTGAAGTATGTTCGCGGCCAATCCGCGCCGGAGCAGAGACGCCAATAATTCACTGGCGGGTCTGTCGCGCCATCGTCGTCCGGGTCAGTGCCCCATCCAGTGCGATTACCCGGAGCGAGGAAAAAAGCCACGCCGTTCAACAACGCGTCGTTTTGTACTAAATAGTAGTTGTGAGTACCGGGTTCAGGCGTGTGCATTCCGTCGTTCGCCCAACCGGTTGGCCGGACGGCAACAGCGGTTCGCACATAGGTGCCATTCATGTCTGACCACTGAGTTCCGCCGGGGCCGCCCCACGCCGGAACTGGACTGATATAACCCTCGCCAGCATTGGTGATGCCGCTTACGACCACTGACGAAGTAAGCGTGACGTTGTTGAATGTCACGTTGTCGTGCGTATTCAGGTCTTGGTCAAACGGGTTGCCCCCACTACCACCGCCGCCGCTACTGACCTCTACCGCGCTCGTGTCTGCAAGTCCGGCGTACAGTTTGTTTTCTTCTTCGTCGTACAGCATCTCGCCCGGCTGCACGTTGATCGGCGTCGGGTTTTCGGCGCTGACGATTTCACGGCGGCGGTGCGGGAAGTGCAACGCACGGAAAACGCGCGTACCGGTCTCAACCGGGCCTTCGCTGATTTGAAGATATGTGAAATAAGATTTCTCGCCGCCTACAACGTCTGTATCAAGGTCGGCGTGGAAACCAATACGGTACGCGCCAGCAGAGAGCCGCTCGTTGGTAAGCGTAAGCGTGTCGACCGGAGAGCCGGTTGCGCTAGCGCCATCAAACAATTCGTGCGTAATGGTTTCCGCAACCGGGTTATAAGTCACGCGCGCTGTGTACGTATCGCCAGTGGTAAGTTCATATTGCGAATTAACATTGTTTTCTTCTTGCCCGTTAATTTCTGGGTCGCCGCAATTGTACTGAACTGCAATACGTGAAGTGTTATCGCCCCAACTCCAGTACGGTTCAACGTCGGCTTTGAAAAAACAAATGCCCTGATCGGGGCAGCCGTCGTCTACGTCAGCGTGCACAAAGGTGTAAATAATTACGACAGTCGTTTCGCCGTCGATGTCGTAGTTAGTGCGTACCGGGTACGGCGCCAACGACGCGTTGCCCGAGAACCACATGCCGGTGCTATCAAACCCAAATAATACGTCCGCGTCGGGGAACGTATCGAGCCAGAACGGCTGTGTGCGCAGATTGCTAGAAACACTCATGCCGGTACTCCCTGTGTAAGCGGTTCAGCGCAGCATCGGCGTCTCAACGGTCACGGTCAGCGCGAAGTCTTTGCTGCCCGTGCCAGACGGTTTGATCCACAGGTAAAGATATCTTTGGGGATTCGTCGGCGAGCCGTCACGGTTGATGTACGCCACATTGATATTGCTGTTTTCAGCGATATCTACAACGTCCGGGTCTTCTACAACGTCGGCAAAATCAGACAAGCTCAACACGTGAAAAGACTCGGCCGGCAAAGACGCGTTGGGCTCTGTTTCCTGGTTGCTGGCATACAGATCGGCCTCGAAACCCGCCTTGGCGCCGGTGCGCTGCACGAGCTGATAGCCGCGCAGCACGCCACGGTGCGGCATCGAGATCGGGACGATTGTCTCCGCACCGCTCGCCGCCGAAAAAGCCTTCGTACCGGACCAGATAGTGCTAGCCATTGCTCACCCTTAGTTGTTAGCGACACTGGACAGGTCAACGTCGGAACCAGCCTCTTCCGGATACGGCTCGATGGTTTTCTGCTTGAGAAAGAGGATAACGTCACCGAGCATCTCAAAGGCGTTGCGTAGCGAGTCTTCCAGTTCCGGCATGTCAGACTTGCCGTAACGCTCGGCAAACTTGTCGCCGTGCCAGTAAAACATGAACAGAATGCGGCCAATCTTATCGAGACCTTTGGTCAACTCACCCATGTACCGGTCGACCAGCGAGTCGTCGCGCACGGCGCGCAGCATGCTGCCGATCATCGCCGTATCAAACACTTCTTTCTGCCCGGACTGCGCAGCCTGCAGCACGTTGTTAATGTCATGCTTGTCAAGCTTGGTGTTGGGGTTGTAGATCTGCCGATCGGTCTTGGCAGCAGACACGCTCGGCACCGGCACGCCAACATCGATGCCCATCTGCGTAGGAATGTCCGCGCCCATGATGGTCTCGCCACCCATGATCGGGCCTGGGTCGCTCGGCGCGTTGGGCGCGTCGTTGACCATCATCGGGGCGCCGTACGGATCGGCGTACTTCACGCGGCACTCAAATTTGCGCTTAGCGGCCGCCGCCTTGAGAATTTCGCGGGCTGCGCCTTCGCGAAGACCGTGCCGACCTACAAGCGAAATAAGCGCCTGCTTCTCCGACAGTTCTTTTTCAATTAAGCCAATATGTCCTGGCTGGTGCGAGCACATTTCAACTGCCGTACCGTTGTGATACACAGTCAGCGCCGCGGTCTTCTGCATCAGCGCCAATTGTGCGTCCACGATGTTGCCTGGCATCAGCGGCGGATCTTTGCTCTCACCGCAGCCGCACACACCCTGATCGTCAGCGTCAGCCTCCGTTTTGTCGTCCTCGCCGGGCGCGCACTTGAGAGCTTTGAAGCTCTCCGGCACGAAGATGTCGCCCATCGAGCTGCGAAGGCTAGAGCCCTTCTTGCCGCCCAGATGAACGCGCACACCGTCGCGGTACTTGTCGTAGTTCAGTGGATCCGCGTAGCAGCACGCCGAAATATGCCCCTTCGGCGGATACTTGGAGTAATCTTCAAGATGAACCTCGTAGCTAGTCGTACCGAATTCATCTTCGCCGAGCTCGCGCAGTACGCGCACCGGGCATGTCGCGTCGCCGTTCTTGCCAATCAGCATGGTGCGGGTGCGGCCGGTCGGAAGGCTGGTCGCGTCTTTCAGGCCGTTGAACCAGCTGTCAAACTCCTCGCCTTCGACCTGCGCAATGGCGAAAACCTGGTCGGCGCGGGTGTTCACCCAATCGGGTGTGCCCTCGGTGCGCACCACGGTGACAAAGTCCGCGCGCTTGGCGGCGCCCATCGGAAACACGGCGACATAGCAGCGCTCGATGTTGCCCGGCTTGACCAGAATGTCGTACAGACCAGAACAGGCCGGCGTGAAAAGTTTCTTCTCGACCTGAATCTGGTAGGGAATCGAGACGTTGTCGCGATCCCGCTGGTCGAGAATCAGCACGCCGTCGCGCAACAGCTTTTCCTGGTCTTCCTCGCTGTAACCGGCCGGCAGCTTTGTCTGCAGCGTGACGTCGAGCGTCACAATCTTGAGGCCGGCAACAGACGCCGGCTCTTTGGGCGCCTCCGACAGCACACTGGCAATCTTCAGCTGCGCATCACGGGCCTTCGCCGCCGCAATCGCTTCCTTGATTACGCCCAGGCCGTGAAAGTTATCAAACGCCCTGGCGAGCGCCGGGGCGTCCTGGAACGTCTTCACGAGCATTTCGACCGTGGTCAGGCGGGCTTCCTTGAGAAACTGCGCCAGGTTGAGTTTCTGGCCCAGCTCAGCCAGCGTGGCGCCTGTGTTCAGCGTGGCGCACTTGGCCAGGGTCGGCATCACGGCCGTCATCATTTCCCGAAGCGTGGGCTTGGCCGAGCCGAACTTGGCCGGGCTGCGCGAAAGCTGTGTAAAGTCGGGCTGCCGCTGACCGAGCCCGGACAGATTCCGGTCAACGCTCGAGCCGAGAATATTTGGCTTCCGGTTGATCAGGTAATTGATCCAGTTTTCCTTGAGCGGCACGAACATGTCCTGGTTTTTGATGTACAGGAGCTCGTGACCTTTGAGGTCGCCGTTCAGGAAGAAAACAGGCGCGTACAGCCAGTTCGAGCCGACCTTGAAGGCAAAAACACCGACCGCCTTCGTGTTTTCACGGTTCCGGTCCAACAGCTGGAAGCCGACTTCATGATCCAGCAATTTCGGCGCCGAATCGCGGAGATACGCGTGCGCAAGATTGCTGAAAGCCTGCTCGAACGACGCGGAGTCGCCTTTGCCGCCAAAATCGGCCACCTTTGTCTGGGTCCGGTCGTGCGAACGGACCACAGTCAGCAGGTTCTTTAAGGACGATTCGGTATTCTTGCGGTTGTACACAGCCACCTCCGTGCGGCGTAGCGACAAATGACACTGATAACTCAACAATTTACCGTGTCTAAGCTCTTACATCCTACCGAAATGCGATTATGGGCGCCATCCGCTTGTGGCGCCCGTTACGCCAAACTGTTCGCCGCGAGCCAGCGCCGGCACAAAACTGCTGCCAGATGTGTCGCTAACTCCGCCGTGGTGTACGCTGTCGAGCAGGCCCTTTTGCTGGTAAGACCCGAGCATCCGCGTCATCCAGTCCTGGTCGTTTGAAATGTTACTCATGCCGCGAACCATTTCCGGCTGAAACGGCGGCGGCGTCCGGTGCGCTTCGATGTTATTGATTCCGTACTTCTGCAACGTATCGGTCACATTTTTGCCGATTTTTGTTCCAACAGAATAGTGCAGCACTGGGCGCTCTAAGTAATGCCCCGCCAGACTTTTTGGCGCGCCGGTCACGCTACCCGGCCGCGGCTGCCAATTTCGTTCAACCATCGAATACGGCACGATATCGTCGGGGTTGTAATCACCGTACTCGTCGGTCATTCGCACGTGGTTTACAAGCCCGCGCGCCAGCAGCTCGATATTGCGCCGCTGCGGCGTAATTCCTGAGTTCTGCATAACCTGCCGCATAGCTGACACAAAATAGCGGCGCCCTTCGCCAACGCCCTTGTGCCGCACTATTTCGGCCGGACTGGGCATACCGTCTGACAGCACGTCGCCGGCTTCCAGCGAATCGCCTTTCTTCACGATGACTTGCCGGTCGGCCGGCACGTAATGGTCTTGGCTGTTGACCTGCACGTAAAACCCGCCCTGGGGCGCTGGTCGGATTTCTTGTACGTGCCCGTCAAACTGCGCATGTGTCGCGCCGTCCGGATATGTTTTCGGTACCTGCACAAGCGCATTGATCGCCTTAAAACCGGCGATTGAACCGGCGCCGCCGACGCCGCCGGAGTGCTTAGAGCTAATCTGCGCCTGCGTCACGGGCTCACCTAACGCCTGCGCGGCCGCGATACCAACGTAATCGCCGACAGGTGGTAATTTTCCTTTTTCCCGATAACCAACGTCACGCGCAAATACGCCGCCATCATCCGGGCCGCCCACCGTCGGACTGCGCACGAGAATATCTTTCATGCCCATTTCTTTGATGTCGCGAAGAATCTTCGGCGTCAGCATCGTGTTGCGCTTGTACGGGCCGACCGGGCGCGCTAGCAGCGCGCCCTCGTTGTCAGAGTCGTCGACATCGGTCGGAAAGCCTCGGTCAACAGCGCCAGCTGCGCGCTCTTCGTCGTCATCGTCATCAGATGTAACTAGCAGCCGGTGCGTCATCTGTGAAAGCTGCTTGCTGAAAAACCCAGCGTCGGCGGTCGCTGTTTTTAGATCCATGACACCTTTACGCGTGCCGAAGGCGCCGGCGAAATATTCAACGGGCCGGAGCCCCTGACCGTAGCCGTGCAGCACCGGAATCGGAATCGGGTCGTTCTTGTGGTCGACATACTGCATGTCGGCCCCAATCAGCGAATTCAGGCTGAACTTGTTGCCCTTGCCAACGCCGATGACCTGGTGCGCCAACGGGTTATCAAAACCTTTTGCTTCGTCGTAAACTTCGTTGACGAGCGAGCGCTGCGTGTCGCCGGCCAGCTTTAAAATTTTCAGTGTGCGCGCTTTTTCATCCAAGCTGCTGTCTGACAGAATTCCGCGCAGCTGCTGGTTAACTCTGTGTCGCGCGTTCTGGACCGCCACGGTGGCTTTGATATCTTTGAGACCGAACGACAAGCCGTTGGTGGTATAGCTGGCTTCGCGCCCCACGTCGTGCAACCGCTTCATCACGTCGCGGTATTTCTCGGGATATTTTTCAGCCAGCGTTGTCGCGAGCTGGGCCATATCTTTTTTTGTCAGCACGCGCTCGTAGTTGCGTAAGTCTTCTGGCAACGCGGCGTTAATGAGTACTTGGCCGAGCGTAGTTTTCAGCATGTTACGGCGTCCAAATCAGATTTTGCATCGGCTTTGGCTGTACTTCTGTAACTGCTACGGTTTTGTTGACGCCCGCGGCCCGCAACAGCGCATGAAAGTCTTTTTCTCGGGCGTCGGCATACACGATCGATTCGTCAAGCTGCAGCGCTACAAAAATAGGGTTGCCCAGCGCGTCCTCGATGACGACGCTGTGCGCTGACTGTTCATGCGGCTGTAGGTTGTGCTGCAGTTTAACGCGCACGCCCCAAGCTCCTGCGCAAAACAGACAACGCCGCAGCCTTCAACTGCAGCTCAGACGGCGCATCAGGATCGGGCAGCTCGGCGGTAACTTGCTCCCACCACGCCTGCTTGCCAGCGTTCGGGTCCATTGGCATTTGACTCGGATCCTGGGGGCCACCCGGCGGCATTGGGCCGCCCGGCGGCTGCGGACCGCCAGCGGCATTCGGGTCTTGTGGGGGCGGCGGCGCCATAGGGCCACCAGGCAGCGCCGACTCGGCCGGCGGTGCGCCGTTAGAGCCTGGCGGCAGCACTAACGTAGCAGGGTCTACCTGCACGCCCATCGCGTTCATGATCGCCGTGAGTTGCTGTTGCATGTTATACAGCCGGAAATCGATCATCTGCATCATTTGCTCGGGCTTCATCTTCTGCCCTTGCGCGGCGCCGGGCGGCGCAGCGGGCGCCGGAGCCGGCATCGGAGCGGGAGCCGGCGGCATCGCAGCAGCGCCGGCGCCGGTCGGATCTTGAGCAGCTGGCGGCGGTGCGGCACCCATAGCAGCTTGCGCCGGATCGACCGGCGGCGCAGCGCCCATTTGGGATGGATCCGGCTGCATGCCCATCATCGCAGCTTCAGACGGCACCACAGCCGACTTTTCGAACGTGGCGCGGGCCATCTTCATCAATTCACGATTGACCATGGACGTAAACCTCCGTGTTTAACTTTCGACGATGTGCACCGGGGAGTCGACGTCAAGTTCGCCCCGGCGGTAAGCGTTAATTGCGTCCTGCGTGCTGCGATATACCCTGGGCTTAGCTTTTTTATCGATGCGGCTCGAGGCAAGATACACACCGGTCTGATAGTCCGCGTTCGGCACGTAATGCGCCTTGAAGTTGGATGTTGCAAAAAGGTTTTTGCTGGGAAGCATCTTTTCGACTGCTTCTTTTGCAGCGTCTTCTGTGCTGGGAACGTGATATTGCATCGCGTCTCCGTCAAAGTCGGCACCAAAACCTTTTGTAATGACCGGATTAACCTCCATGACCTTGTTTTTTGTAAGCTTTGGATAGAACGCCATCATACCGTATCGGTGCAGAACCGGCGCACGGTTGATAACGATAGGCCGAGACGACATCTGGGTCTCCAGCTCTGCCATCGCCTGTTTATTGCGGTCTTCGACAGCCTGCAGCGCCTGCATGCGCGGTAACCCGCGGCGCACTAGCCCGCGCACAACAAACGGCTTGTAAACGGCCCAGGCCTTGTCTTCGGGCAGCGCGACCTCGTCCATGTTCAGGTCTGGGTTCGGCGTGATCACCGCCCGGCCCACAAGGTCAACCGTGGTGCTGAGCAACTTACGCTGCACGGTGCCGTATTTGGGCGAAGAGCCAAAAATATGGGACAAGAAGCCTTTCACGCGGCGTTCCTGGTTTTTTGGCTGCGTCGGATCGCCGAGCCCGGTCACGGCTTTCATAGTGTCGTACAGCGCCAGCCGTTCGTCGCCATAGCTTTCAAGCGCACCAGATGCCTCTTTCAAAGTGCTGTTGGCGTCCAGCAGTTCTTTGTAGAGATAGTTCGCATCGGCAACCAGGGGCAGTTTTTTATTACCCATTGTGCTGACCGGCCGGAAGAGCGGCGGCAGGACGGGCATTTTTGTCAGCATCCAATCTTTGGGATGCACGCCGGTCTGCTCTGCGTTCTTCAAGTATCCCAACTTGCGCACCGCAGCGTCGCGCAGGGTCTTCCGGCCGGACTTGATATCTTCGCGCACCTGCTCGAGCATTTTTGGCAGGTTAATCCGAGATAGCGCGTTTTGAATCGCTTTGGGCCCAGTCTCGTCGTGGATCTTGGCTTCGCCTGCGAGCACGTTCCGGTACTCTTTTTCAGTCAGCCCAAGCACGCGACGAATAGGCTCTTCCATGACCGGATTCGGCATCGGTTCGTGCAAAGATATCTTTGCCCACCGGTTGCCGCCGTGGCCGCCCGTAAGTTTTTCGTCGAAGAGGCCGCCAGCAATCGGCTTCAATCGGCCCTTCCAGTCGACGGTTTCAGAATTCTCGATTTCGCGACCGCCCGCCATGTCATCGACGTCTTTGTCGGTCAACGCCATGATGTGCGTCTGGCTGCCAGTGCGCACGGTGTTAATACCGGCGCCCTTCAGCTGGTTAACGAACTTTTCGTAGACGTGTGGCACCTTGGGCAACGGCGGAGTGTATCCGGCCATAAATTGCGACCAGTACTCTGGGTTTGCTTGGCCGCGCACCATCTTGGCGTCCCGGATTACTTTTCCAGCGCCGTGCGACAGTAACGCGCCAAGATCCAACATTCCGACGCGTTTAGCACCTTCGCTGCCGCCCTTGGCCGGAGTGCCTTCGGCTGTGTAACTACCCATCGCGCGGCCTTGCCCTTTGCCTTCGGCCGTGTGGTGCAGCTTCATAAAGAACCGGGAACCGGTCAGCACGCCTTTGATCTTACGACCGGTTTCCGGATCAACTACGTCCTCGGTATCAGAGAGGCCGTGCTTCCCAAGCTCTTTTTGAGCGAAATCAACAAGATCAACACTGCCGTCAAAGTCTTTGAGTTTGAACGGCTGACCCGTTTTGGCTGCAACTTTTCCAAGCGCGGCCTCGATCACCTGCGCGGGATTCACGCGGCTGATAAGTCCAAGCGGGCTGACCAGCACTTCATACGGACTGCCGTCTTTATCGTGCGGCATCTGATGGTCAGGCACAATATCGGCAACAACGCCTTTGTCGCCGTATCGCCCGGTCAGCTTATCGCCAACCTGCATTTCCGCCTGTGTTTTTACGACGACCTGCACACCCTTGTTGGTATGCGCAACGTCGGTCACGATACCGGGCGAATGATGATCCCAGGTTTCCGACTCGTTTGAGAAGTTGCCGGCACGCCCGCGGTGCACTTTGCCGTACGTTGTTTCTTTGGCCTTGGCGTGCAGGATTAGCGGATCACCGAACTGCACAACGGCGCCCTTCTTGATCGCGCCTTTGTCGTCAAAGTTATCAAGCTGCTTTTTGTCGTACTCGCCGGGAAACAACGCAATAAATGCTTTCTTGCCAGCGTGGCTCGAGTCTGTCCATTCGGCGGCATGCTGATACATGTGCTCGCTGGTCAGCTTGCGCGCTGTGCTTTGACTGATCACAACCGCGTCTTCGTAGTTCTTGCCGTGATACGGCAAATACGCCACGCGCAAATTTTTACCCAGCGCTGCAGAACCGGCCGGATCTGTAAAGTTTGAGTGCGCCAGCAGCTGCCCCGGTTGAATAACGTCGCCAGGCTGCACCGTCGGTGTTTGATGCCAAAACGTTTTCCGATTGAACGGGTGCTCGTTATACAGATCAATATCGTGTTTGTTGCCGTCGCGATCGCGCAGCACCATTTTGCCAGGTTCAGTTGAAACAACTTGCCCGTGAAATTGCGCGCGTACAGCGCCCAGCTGCTCGCCCATTTCATCTTCGTGCGACGTGCCGTCTTTGCCGATAATAGCTGACTGCACGTGTGGCGCTTCAGGTCCAACCAGCGGCAGCGCTTGCGTGAACATGCGGCTCGCCATGATCACGCGGTGGCCCTTCATGTAAGACTTCATCGGCACCATGTTAGACAGCGCCGAAAACGTGTTGTCCATGTGCGGCAGGCTGTACTGTACTTGCTCGCGCGGCATGTACTTCATCTTGCCGTTGACCATCGCGGCAATCATGGGCAGCGTGCTTTTTTCTTCGCCCGGAAACGCCAGCGGCAATTCAGCCAGCTCGCCGGGTGTTTTGTACGTTGTCTCGCCTGTGCGCGTGTCAATTACGGGTGTGTAGATTTTGCCATCAGCGCCTTTGCGCGCGCCACGAGCAAAGCGCATGTCGACACCGACTTTTCCGCTGTTGCCGCACCAAAAACCGCAGCCGCCTTTTCGGCGCACGTAAAGCAGGCCGCCGGGCACGGTCGCGCAATACACCAGGCCGTCGTACTGTTGCCGGAAATAATGGCATTCGCCCTTGGGCGTATTCGGCAGCACTTGATGGCTAGTCTGTTTGTGTACGTGCACGACCCAGCAGCCGCCGACCGCTGCGTGAGGGCGCTTGTCGCGCTCGAACACGACTTTGCATGAATAACCCAGCCCAAAAGCCAGCCGCTCAAAATCAAGCGCGAGCTGGTGGCTGGCAGTGCAAAAACAAGTTCTTTCGCCGCGCTTGTTCTTGCGCCCTTCACTTTTCATCAGCGCGTCAAACAACCGAAAGCGGGCAGAAACCGGCGCATCCAAGAACTCTTCTGGGATCCAGCGGCCCGGGCTGCCGTGGAATTGCTTGAAATACGCCGCAACTTGTTTTGTCGCGATCGAAAACGCCTTGCCGTGATAACCCCACTTAAACGGCAAGCGGCTCAACAACGCGCGGATTTGGTCGCAGTTTTCCGGATTGTGCTTTTGGCACTGCGTGATCTTAATCTGAAATTGCGACTTCTCCGGGCGATACACGCAGCTGCCCTCGCCCAAATACCAGCCGAGCAGTTCTGCCCAATCGTCCAACAAAACGTTGCCGACGACAACCCGGTTATTGCTCTCGTAAACCGGCGCCGGAATGCTAAACACGGCGGCAGAAACGCCGCTGTACGGGTCAAAACCGGCAGAAAGAACACCGCGAAACTTCAAGTGTGTCGTTTCGGCGGATTCGATTTTGTACGGCGCGCCTTCGTAAAGCGAGCGCACATACATCCGGTGATTCGGCGTCACAAGATAGTTAATCTTGCCGGTAGCAGCGCCGTACATTTCGCCGACGTAGCGCGATTCGTGCAACTTTTCTGCCTTGTGGAACTCGAGCTGCCCGGCGACCAGGCAGGCAAACTCGTCTCGCTCGGTGACGTCTGGCCACTTTTTCCAGCCACCGCGCGTCATAACCTCGGTTTGACTGTCGTAGCACTCGGGCGTGCGCAAGAAATCCACAAAACCAAGATGACTCGGCTGTACGCTGCGCGATTCTTGCGGCACGGCGTCAAGCGACCCGATGCCGCCTTCGCCCATGCGGGTCACGCGGGATTGATGATCGAAAATCTCGGCCGGATTGATTTCTTCAAGCGAGCTGCCCAACCCAGAGCCAATCAACGCAGCGCTGATGCCCTTGTTGAACACGCCAGTCGGAAGCCGATCAAGATTTTTCTTGGCGGTTGCTTTCCAGAGAATCTGCCGCAACGTCTGCCGATCTTTTGTAAACCGCTCGGCGATCAAATCTTCCGGACCCACAACAGATTGGTACGCCATGGCGTCGCGATCGTCCGGGTCGGCTTCTTTGCGATTGAGCGCGATGAGCTTCTTAGTGATCGCCAGAATTGCGTCCGGCGTAAGATTTTTGTATTCAGCGCCGAGCGTGCGCCGCGTGACATCTGGATCCATTTCCATGCGCGCAAATTCGTCGGCGATGGCTTTTTGTTTGCCGGCCGCGTCAATGCCCGGCACTGGTTTGTACACAAGTCGCTGGTACAGTTTGTCTAACGTGCCCGCGTCGCCTTTCTGCATATTGACGGCTGTAATGTCGTTGCCCCACGCAGCACGAATATCCTGATCGTGCGCGCCCATGGCTTTCAACAATGGCAACAGCGGAATTTTGGCCTGCCCAATATTGATGTTGAGCACGCCGGTTTTTGGATCCAAAAAGTAACGGTGCATGCGTCCTTTGCCAGGAAGCACATTGACGTGGGCTTCCAGCTCGCCGTTATCTTTTTCACGGGTGTAGACGCCGGGCTTCAGCCGCATCTGGTGTGCCAGCGTGTATTCAACACCGCGGTTCACAAACGTGCCAGAATCCGTGAGATACGGCACATGCGCCAGTGTTGTTTGCCGGCGGGCGATTGGCTGGCCCGTCACATTGTCGGTAAGCGACCACGTGCCGGTCATACGCCGGTGCATAGAGTTACCGGTCAAAATAGCCGTCTTTTGATCAGCCTTGGTAAAACGCTCCGGCCCCGTGTACTTCACATCATGAAGCTGGAGCGTATAGAGATCGTTTTTAACCGGCTCAAGCGACGACGCACTGCGGAGCGCGCTGTCAAAGATGTTGTTACGCAGCGAACTGATGTCGCCAAACGCGCGCATTTGCGGCGCCGGAGAACCTGGAAGCATCGAGTCTGGCATGTCGATTACTCATGTGTCGGCTGCGTGGCCATCTGCTTAATCTGCGCCAGCTGATCGGGATCAACGTACACGTCAGGCAATCCGCGCATCCGCGCTCGGCTAGCCCGCGCCTTCGCAACGTTTTCGCCGCGCGTGCGCTCTGCTGTGCGATCGTACATGTACTTTCCGCCAACACCGGCAGCGGCAAGAGACGCCAGTACTTGCGTCGTCGCGACGCCGTGCGGCACGGTGTTGGTCAAAAAGTTCCACGGCACGCTGAGCACGTCTGTAATGCTCGGCGCGGCCCACTTTTCATATACGGCGTCAAGCGCGGCCGCAGACTTGTCTTGTCCGCTGAGAATGGCGTAATAGCGCTGGCGTTCTTTTTCAACCTCATCCTTGGCTTCTTGCTTGTCTTTGTGCTTCACAATGGAATTGACCAGCGCCCCACCACCTAAAACGCCGCCGCCCAAAGCGCCAAAATTCATCGCCGTACCGAAAGCGTCCCGATACAGGTTGGGCATATACGAGCCAAGTTCGTCGCCCGACCGCAACCCAACCGGGCTAAAGATCGTGTCGGAAATACGCCCCGGAACAGAGCCAATCAAACTGGCGATATTGTTGTAAACGTTTTCAGTAGTTGAGCTAGCCGTCTTGACGTCTGGGGCCGCAAGCGTGGGTGCACCCGGGGCAAAATCCTGATAGCTAGTTTCTTTCTTGTTGGCCGGCTTCAACGCTCGAATAAGCTGCCACAGCGCCATACCGCCGACGCCGACACCAGCGCCGGTCGCCAGGTTTGTCAAAACCTGTTTGCCTAATGCGGCCTCGTCAAACGCAGCTGTTTTGTTTGCTGTAGTCATAGTTGTCACTTTGGCGGCAGCATTCCGTACACCTGAAACCATTCCAGCCAGGCGCGGTAATGTTTTTTTTCTTCATCCCAGTTGTCATTACGACGCACAAGCCTGTACCAGCCATTGACTATTTTATCATTCACGTCGTCAAACTCGGCTTTTTGGGCGTCGTCCCAAAGCTCAAACATTTTTGACTTAAAGTCCAGCCGAAGATCGAGATTATCAAGCTCGGCCTGCTTGAGATCGGGCTGGGGGCCCGGGCGTTTCAGCACAGGGAAGCCGTCTGGCGTACCGGGCCAATTCAACTGCGCGCCGCCGTGCGCCGGGCCGCCTAATTCACCGTAGTACTTGTGCATGCTCATAATTTACGCCTTACATGGCAGATCGGTACTGCTTCGACTTCCTGTGCGCTTGCAGCCGGTCGGCGTAAACGCGGTACGTGTGCGCCAGCTCTTGAGCTTTCACCTGATCTTCGTCAATTTTTGGCTCGAGCATCTTTGCCGCACCCCAACCCCCCGCGGCGCCGGCAGTTAAACCTCCAGCGACGGGCAACCAGTACAGCGCGTTCATTGCGGACGGCGCAAATTTACTGGTAGTACTCATCGCAGCCCGTAGTGTTGCCAACGCCGTAAGCGGATTGACAGCGACTTTTTCAAGCCGGGCTGTTAACTGGTCGCCTGTAAGGCGCTCTTCCGCACACCGAGTCAAAAAACCTAACTTGAAAGCTTCTTTAGCGGCGTCAGACATCAGAAATCTCCCGGCAAAATGAGTTTTTTAGGCTGCGCGCCCAGCGTGAAATCAGGCATGACGTGTTTGCCGGTATTTTGCCCCAGCGGCAGCGCACCAGGCGCGGCGGTCTTAAAGTTGGCTGCCGCGGCCAAAGACACGCGGCTCCGACTGTGCGGGCGGTGTCGCGCAAACCAGGCTGCGACCTCGGGGTCGTCGCGATCGCCTTGTTCTTTAGCCTCTTTGCAGCACGCCACCATGTTCTCAATTGCCTGCTGTAACTCCAAACGGTCGGAAACAATCCAAGCGCGCCCAGGATTGCTAATTGCCTGCTGCCGCAGCCTTCCCGCTTCGTCGGAAATGGCTTTTGCTCGCAAAAGAAACTCTTTTCGCGTCAAAACGAAAAAAGAGCCGTCGTCTTCGTCGTGCAAGCAGACAAAACCGTTGCGGGCGTAAAACTTCAGGCCGCGAAACGTGTAACATTTTCCCGTGACATCAGCGACAGGCATAAAACACCTTTAGTTGCCAAGTTTTCCGGGCGGGCACTTACCGTCCGGGCAATTTGCGGGCAACGTAGTAGCCGGCACGCTTTGCACGGGAGCAGCGCGGAAGAGCGCAGGGGCCGGCGGCATTTCGCGCAGGGGAAGCGTCGTAACTGGCAGCACGCGCCCAGTCCCTTTACACGGTTTACATGTGTTCATGACAATCCCGTCGCCGACTTTTCCGACTCCGTTGCAGTTGGGGCAGATGTCGCCGGGCTGCGGGATTGTTTTGTCGGGCGTACTAGGAAGCAGAGTAGCATAAGCAGCCTCTGCAGCGACCACGGCGACATAATCTTTCGCGGGCGCTTGTGCATTGGCTGTACCCGCGGCAGCTGGCGCTGAAAACAACAAAAAAAGCCATTCAAACATGGGCCTGCTCCTTAAATGTTACCAAGTGCGCCATAACTCTTGAGCTTCTTCCGGGGCCAGCCGTTTACGCCGGAAAACGCAATCATGTCTCGGTTTTTGATGTCCGACCATTTCACCCAAAATGCGCCAGTTGGAATGTCGATAAACGTGCCAAAAATGCGTTTACCACCCTCGTTCCAATCGCCCCAACTTTGCTGCAACATTACAAGCGGCCCGCCGTACAGCTTGTGAATCTCCGGCCGGTCGTCACAGGCCAGGTAGGCCATGGCGTGTCCCCAAGAGCCTTTGCGCGAGCTGACGCCGTTTGCGTCACGCTGGTCAGAAAAGCCCTCGCTGCCACACGAGCTTACGGCATAACCGTTCGCCAGCATGTCGCGCAGCTCTTCAAAGCTGTTCAGCACGGTGGCTGTGCGCAGCAGATGGTTCTTGCCAATCTCGAGCCAGCTGGCGGGCGGAGCACTCCCGCCGTACCTGCCCGCGTTCCGGGAGCTGTACTCTGTGAGATCCAGGCCAATCTCGGGATAGTCCTTGCGCAGCCACAGGCCGGATTTCTTAATCGCGACCTGCGCCGCGTCAGAACAAAACCAGCCGTCGCCGGAGTGCCCGCGGAAGTTGTAAAACGCCTCGGTACTGAGCACGCCGCTGGCGATGCCCCTAGCGCTAACCTCGGGCGCGCCTTCCAGCTTGCCGGTCACTTCGTCGGGCTTGGCGCTGGTGATCTCCGCGCACATGGTGCCTAAGCACGCATTGCGGGTCGACCAGCTGACGCAGTCGCCGCGACCCTGTGCGCCGCCCGGCAGGCAGCCCGGATAGAGCGCGTAGATCTCTCGAAAGAGCAGCGTGAGCTTGTTTTTGCCGGTTTCTTCCAGGCCGAACTGCGAGCAGGCTATCGCCCCCTCGGGCACGCCGCCGTCCGCTGCGATCATGGCCTTCAGCGCGGCGATACGCTCGGGATCGCAAGAAGCACCGATGAAGCCGTCTTCATACGCCTTGCGAATATCGACGACAGAGTTGAAAAACACCGGTTCGTTGGCCATGACTCCCTCCGTGGAGCGGCAGAAAGGCCGGCGCAGGGGTTACCTGCGCCGGCCTCTCATAGATATCAAACCTCGTCGGACGGGCGCTCGGACACCAGCGTCACGCTAAACGAGCCCGGCGTCGAGGGCCGGAGCGTGTCGGACGCCACGAACTCGACCACCGCCGGCTCCGAGTAGTTCCCGGCGTCGTCCACGTCGACCAGCGACAGCACGACGTTCGAGTTCTGCGCAACCTCGATCGTGCCCAGATCCGTCGCCGCGCCCTCGTACGACTTCGAGCCCTCGGAAACCCCGTCTACGGTCACCGTCAGCTGCCGGGAAACCACGTCATGGTCGACCGGAGCGCCCACCGTCACCTGATACGTCAAAACATCAGCCATAGGACTTTTTCCTTTCTGGGAAACCATCAACAACACAGGCCGCGAAACAGTTGGTCGTTTGTTGAGCCACGCGAAGCAGATAAGCAACAGCAGCGCGGCAAGAACTGTAAATAACTTAAGCATGCTAACATAACCTCACTGCGCAGAAGCCGCCACAATGTCGCACGCCTCAATGATCAGCGCTTTCGTCTTCTCGTCAGCTGGCACGACTTCTTTGTCTTTACCGAGCTTGGACTCAAACACAGCCTCGATCGCTGTGTCCAGATCTTCGTATTTACCCTGAAGCGCCGTGTCGCCGATGGCAAGATTCAGGTGGTTCGCGTGCAACAGCTCCCACTGCTCGGTGGTCTTGATCAGCTTTTCTTTGTCTCGGCGCACAATGTCCGCGAGCGCCCGGTACAGCCCGTTGATGTGCGCCTTGTCAGCCGCGGGGGCCTTCGCCAAGATCTCGACGATCTTGGGATCCGCCGGCACAGTTGGCGCTGGCGCGGGCGCGGGGGCCGGCGTCACAGGCTTCGCCGGACGCGCAAACTGCGGCCCGTGCGGAAACACAATCGATACCGCCAGCAGCAGCCCGGCGAGCCAGACCAGCGGCGCAGCAGAGTTCTTCTTGATCATACAACACCCTTCGACGGTTGCTGGTACTCCACGATCACGCGCAGCAGCACGGTGCAGGCTTCTACGCCTTCCTTGCAGCCTTCCGCCGACAGGCGGTCTCGCAGGTTCGTCACCGACACGATGTCGTTCACCAGATTCACGGCGATCGACGGCTGCACCACCGGCACATCACCGACAGACACGGCAGTCTTGCCAAACAGCGACCGCGCAACGGCGACAAGCTGCTGGCGGTACACAAGCCCGGCGACGAGCGCAAACAGCCCGGCGCACAGCGATTGAAACTCAGTCATAAAGCACTCCAGTCTTAAAATACAGGGTTTACACCAGTGTATCACGTTTTAGGAACGAGAATGTACGGCTTGCCATTGATAACGATTGTGCCGCCCAAATGCACTGACGCGTCGCTAGTCATCGGCAACGGGTTTTTACGCTTGCCATACAGCTCCACGATTTCCCGCACATCGCCAGCCTGCGGCTCAGTGACATTCGGGTCGTAATACGGCGCCATCAGGTTGCCCTTCGCTAAATGCGGCAGGCCCAACGCGTGACCCAGCTCGTGGCAAATCACAGCCACGGCCATGTTGAAGCTCCAGTCCTCGGCTTCATCAAACATTTGATCAAGCTGGATGCGCTCGTGCACGTCGCAAGGCAGCTCGCTCCACGCCAGCGTGCCGCCACGGTCATCCAGGCCGGCTTTTCGGCCTTTACCTGACCTGGCCAGAATATTGGCCTGCTCAGCCACGTCAGCGCGTTTGGGCTCGATGTCGCACACCGCCGCCCACTGCGAGAACGCAATGTCGTAGGCTTGCCGGGCCTGTTCTACTGAAATGCCCGGCAGCTGGATGTTCGGGAAGTACGTGATGTTCTTGTGCGGCCACCGACACGTCGAGTCGGCCGCCGAAAAATTGAAATCTGGCAGACCGCAGCGGCGCCTAGCCATCACGCTGGCGGTTGTCACGCCAACGGTACCGTCCGGCTCAATGCCGTGAAAGCGCTGATATTCGCGAATTGCGCGAGTCAGTTCAGCGCCTTTGATCCCTTTAACCTGGTTCCAGGTCTTTGCGCCGAAATAGCCGAAACCGTAAAGTTTCTGCAGAATTTCGCGGGTGGGGATGACGTGTGAATTAGATGGCATCCTTGCCATAATTTCGCATCCTTGCGAGTAATGCGGTTGTGAGCAATCAGCCGTCGAGCGGTTTGTTGCGCTCGGCCAGCCACAGCAGCTCGTCAATTGCAGCGTCGTCCGCGCTGTCACTGAGCTCGTAAACGGCTTCCAGCAGCGGGTTGCGCGCAGCAAAAAGAGTATCGTCCGCGCACGTATTGCGCCAGAGGTCTTTCAATTTTCTGCGCAGCCGAATCAGCTTGCGCGCTGGCAGTGCCCGCAGCTCGCGCATGTCTAGCCGCAACTCGTCAGTGTTGCGGTGCTCGCGGCAGTACGTGAGTACCTGAATCAGCACAGAAATCAACGAGATAATCAGCAGCGGACTGAACTGAATAGATTTGTCCATGCGAAAACTCACCTCGGACTGCAGCTGGTTTTGCAGCTGCGCGAGCGCTGGTGAATTCTCGAGCCGCTCTTTCAGTTCTGCTTCAGTCATGCGCCGCCCCCTTGCTGCCGCAAACGCTGCAGCTCCATCGCAGCGGTCATGTACTGATACTTCGCCGTAAGCGCGGCTTCTTTCACCTGAGTGCGCGCCGAAATGAACTTCCACACAAGCGCCGAGTTGAGCAGGATAACCTGCGCGGCTCCAAGCAGCGCCGACAGCGCTTTCGTGAGCGTCGCCGCGTCTGTGCTGCTGAGCCAACCTAACACGACGCCGACAGTCACAAGATTTGTCGCGGCAGACACAACCATGGCCCAAAACTCGGGCGTGAACCAGTCATTCGTGTTCACGGCGCCAACAGATTCTTCGGCAACTTCACCCAAAACGCGCATTTCCTCACGAATCGACGGCGGGTATACAGACATAGCGGCAGCTCCTGTAAATACGTGTTTGACTGGTATTATTTTGGCAGGTTGCGGTAATTCGCGCAACGGCTAGCGCCCGCCAAAAAGCGGCGGAACAATGGCGTGCATCATGCCGGCCCACAGCCCCATGTCCTGAAGCTTGTTTTGCGCTGCAGGCGTCAATCCGGCCAGCGCAGACAAAGTACGCCCGGCCAGATTTGCCGTGGCCAGACCTACTCCAGCAGAGACAAATCCACGCACAACGTCGATCGGCCTGATAATCGGCGACTGCGTACCGGCACTAATGCCGCTGAGCATGCCCGTTGTCACCGCGGCGTACTGCGGCGGCGTGTGCATGCCGTTAGGGTTGTAATATTGCTTGTTAACGTCGTTCCAAGCCATTTGATTGAACTGCTGCACGGGAATACTCGGCGCATACAAACCCGTATCATTTGACATCGTGGGATCCGGTCCAAAGTCGTAACTCTTTTTTTCGCCGGCTGTTTGCAGGTACGGCGGAATCGCGTTGTTGGGTGTGATCAAACCGTGCAGCGTATCTGTGTTCATGGCGCGGCCGGCGGCATAGGCGTTATTCAGCGCCAGGCCGGCGCCTGCGAGCCCGCCGGCGGCGGCTAAAGACCGGCGCAGCTTGCCGCGCTGTAAATAACGCTCCGGAAACAGCGTCTCAGCCAGCGCGCCAGTTCCGTACCCCAAGCCGCCGAGCAGCAGCCCGGCTACAACGCCGTTCGTCAGCGGCCTCGAGCCGCCCAGCATGGCGTTGCCGTAGTGCCACACTTTATCTAAGCCGGGAATCAACGAGCTCGCGCGCTTGATCAGAATTTCGCGGGCCCAGTCCGGCTGGCTTGCCGGTGCTGGAAAAACAATCCGGTCGGCCGGGCGGATGGCAGCTGACACGTACGCCGCCGCTGTTTTTTCAGAGACAAGCTGCGTCAGGTATACCCGCAAAGTATCTGTGTCGGGAGACCAGGTGGCGGCGCTGAGCGGCAGAATATGCGACGCCAGCGCGGCCTTTTCGTGCGCAACGCGGGCCTTGGCCGCTTCGGGCAGCAGCTGAGCTACCCGGACCGGAACTTCCTGCCACACATTGATATCTAAGTCGTTTGTTTTCATGGGTTTACGCGATTCGCGAATTACGATTTTCCATTTTCTAGAAAAAGATAAATCAGCTAAACAACGCACGCGTAAAACGCACAACACCGCGCAAAAACAACCACACCCACAGCACGATACCGCTGACAGCTAAAAAAACCATCACCGGCACTGTAAACACAGCGGCCCCGAGCTTTTTCTTGTCCAGCTGCCGCAGCAGCAGCCACGCTTTCAACCACGCTGCCCGGGCCGGGTTCGGCTCGTCGGGGGGCGGGGTTGGTACAGGCACCGGAGTTGG